AGTGGTCTGAATGCTGTCAAATAGGCCGCCAGTTATCGTCTTGCCGGTGAATATGAGAGCTTCTGGGAGAGAAATGACAGGATCTCCAAAAAGCCCGTCTCCATTTGTGACAAGGATTTCACCCGAGACGCCCCCCAGTGCTCGGCGCGCAAAGCTGCTGGCGCTTGTTTGAGCCAACATTCCAGGAGTGGAGTCTAGTTCTGCCAGTGCGGCTAGTGCTGGGTCAAACGCCTGCACGTCTACGCCGATTGTCAGCCCGTCAATGACATGATCCGCGTCCCAATCCTCACCGCCCACCTTCGAGGCGTCGGTCGGATTAGGCTTGCCGCTGACCTTAGAGTGCGTGATGCGAGGCGACATTAAGGCGTCTGCGTCCGTAGCTGAATTGAGAGCGGTCCGGCGTTAAACGCCGCAATCTGCGAATTGGTGTTGATCTGATCAACGACAGACGCGAGCGCTTGCGACCATGTCCCGATGCGCGCGTCATTCTTCATGTACGGCTCTGCTTCGAGCAGCGCGCCGTACAGATAAGCGTCGGGATGTGTCTCAAGCAGCCAGTTGGTGTCGTTGTCCGCGAGCGCGGGAATTTGCTTGCGGTAGATCATTTCGAGGACATAGGCCGCGTCAGGCGTCGGAAACAATTCCAGCTCAGACCCCATCACTGTGAACCAGCGTGGTTGCCCAATGACGTTGCCGCCACTTGTGCGCTTGTCGTCGATAAAAGCCTGCGTCGCAAATTCAAGACGCGGCTTGCTGGCGATACTGCTCAGCCGAATGCGGCGCATCGCCTGAAAATCGGTCGGCAGCGACAGAAACTCAGGCTCGTCCGACGCAATATCAATCGTCGCGGTCGAACGCTGCTCCATATCCTTGCAAGTCAGGATGCGGTTGAGCTTTGCCTCGCACAACCGAATGAACGACGGGATTTTTTCGGTCAAATCGCCGCGTGCGAGATAGTCGCTAATCTCGCTCTGCAAGGACGTGTAATCGGCAAAGCTCATGTGTCGCCGTATCCCAGCTTGAACTTCACGCCGTCAGTGCGGAATTTCGCATATTCGGGGTCTTGCAGCTTGCGCCAAATGAGGCGATCAAATTCCTCGCTGCCGATCCTCAGACCGACGTTGCCCCGGTCCAATTCCTCATGCAGCCATTTTTCGATCATCACGTTCGGCACCGATCCGATCTGCCGAAAGCTCTCGCCATGCTGTTCCTGCTGGCGCAGCATTGCGTTGTGTTCGAGGATCGGCTCAACGTCCTGAACGCGGAGGAACGTAAATTCACGCTCCCCCGCGTCATAGAACGCCCGGTTGACGATGCCGCTGTCGTTCACGGAATTTCCGTCACGTTGAGCGTGCCGCCGGCAGATGCCTGGATCGCAGACACCTTCTCACCGGGCATGACGTTGATGTATTCCGGCCAGTTGGCCGGAACGTAAGTGTCGGAAGTCGTCGCGGTCGGAGACACCCCGACAGCGACATAAGCGTTGCTCGTGACGACGATGCGCACGGTCTGAACGCCCGCACTGATGGCAGTCGAGATCGTGCCGGCAGTGCCCGTGTAGGCCACGGATTGGACCTTGCCGAGACGGCCGGTCCCGCCAACAAATGCCATGTTACGCCCTCCGCACCACTGCGAAGCACGTCACAGGACCGCCCGCCGTCCCCGAACCGGAGAAGGTGAAACCGATGTTGTCGTCCTCGTTGCAGTTGTTCGCCGCTGAGGGAGTCGCGGTGAACGTCGAGCCGGCAGCGGAGCCGGACTGCGTAACAGTGACAACGCCGTTGGTGATGTTGGTGCCCGCCAACGAGGTCGTACAGGTCGCGTCCGCAGTCGAAGCCGCAGACGACAGCACCACGCCAACCTTGGTTACGGTGCCGCGAAACGGAGCGCGCGCATAAACGACAGAGGTTGACGAGACATTCGCAACCTGAGCGTACACCACCTGCTCACGCAGATCATGAGTGCCGGATAGAGCCATTGCATTCTCCAATGAAAAAGGCGGCCCCGAAGGACCGCCTTATGTTGAGGGTGACTGGCTGCTATCAGGCAGTGGTCAGGTCGAACACTCCGCCGGAAGCCTTCTCGTTGCGGCTTTCCAGCGTCATTTCCGACAGGATCACCTTGGCGTCGCTATCGCCGGTCTTGGCGAGCGGGAACGACACCATGCTGCGGCCCGGAAGCGGGGCGGTCGCCCACATATCCATCTGCAACACGAAGGCGTCACGCTGGCGCATGAAGCGGTTCGGAGTGACCTTGAGCCGGCCGAAGTCGGACTCGTACACGTCAACCGCCGCAGTGATCTTGCGCTCGCCCTGATCCTGCATCGGAGTGCCGCGACCCGTGAAGGTGCTGAACTGCTGCTTGTTGAAGCTGTTCAGCATCACGACGGTTGGCTTGCCACCAGCATCGAAGCACTTCTTGATGACGTTCTTGAGGCGCGCCTCGGTGAAGGCCGAGAGCGTGGCCGAGTCAACGCGCGCGCTCGTGCCATCCGCCGCAGTCGGGTCGGCCGCAGTGCCGCCGCCCTTGTCGGTGTTGGTCGTGATCCACGCATTGACCGACGCGAACTTGCGCGCCGTGGTCGTGGCACCGGTCACCTTCGCGGTCGAAAGGCCGACGAGGTTGTATTCGATGTCACGCTTGAGTTCGAGGCCCGCCAACATTTCCTGATACGCCATTTCGTCGTCACGGCCGGCGTGATCAACGACGCGCTGCGTACCAGTGACGCGGGCGCTGGTATACAGGATTTGGCAGATGTTGCCGAGGCGGACGGTCGGAGTACGCGAAACCGCCGTGATGTCGTCGCCTTCGAGCTGCGCATTGGCCGCGACGGAGCGGAGAGCCTGGGTCTGCCATTCGTGGTTGACGGCAGAGGCTTTCGCCTTTTCGACGCCGGAATAGAACGGCGTATCGGTCGGGTCGATGCGGTAGATCGTGTCAGTGATGTCCTCACGGTTGCCGACAGCGGCAAAAGTGGAGAACGCAGATGTTCCCATTGTCATTGGCGCTATTTCCTTCTGAGGTCAGATGACTAGCGGCGGCCTGCCTGACGTTCGAGCTTGGTGATTTCCGCACCGATGCGAACGGCTTGCAGACCCGACGCCTTGTCGAGTTGCGATTTGAGGGTTTGGATTTGGGCTTGAATGCCCGCTGTGGGTGCCTTCGGGGCACCCGGCCGCAGAACGGGCGGAGGCGATGCTTTCAGAACTTGCGCTTTGGCCTTCTGGCCGTCACGGAAAGCCATTGCGTCGAGGACGAGCCGCTGAAAGTTTGCGTTGTCGCTGAAACGGCTCTCGCCAAGCTCGGCAAGCTCCGCATCCGCGAAACCGTAGTCTTTCAGAAACTCAACCGCGCGCGTCTGAGTCTCGGCGAACTTCTTCGCGTCGCTCAGTTCCGGCACTTTTTCGAGCAGCAGTTTCGTCTGCGCTACGCGATAGTCGTTGCGCTCGCGAATCTTCGTCTCGGTCTGGTGCTTCTCGGCCTCGGCCTTCTGGGCCTGAACCGTCTGAAGCTCCATTTGGTGCATCTGCCACTGCTGAAAGCGGAAGGGGTCTTCCGCCTGCATACGACGCACATCCGCAATCGACTGAATGTCAGCGAATTGGTTCTGGATCGTCGCTTCAATGGCCGCTGCAAGTGCCGGCAGCCTGCTTTCGTAGTCCTGTCGTACCTTCTCCACTTCGCTTAGCTTGGCTTCGAAAGCCTTGCGCTGCTCAGCGGCTTCGTTTTGACTTCTGCGCAGAGCCGTCTCGCGTTCCTGTTCGCGTCCAGCAAGATATTCTTGCGTTTCGCGAGGCAAGGATTGCCAGCGGTCTTTTGCTTCAGTCGTCCAAGACCTCGGCGGCTCGATGGGCGGCAAATTATTTGCCGGGTCGTCTGCCTGCGTCTCACCGGGAACCTCTGCTTGAGGGGCGGCGTCAGCCTCTTGCGAGGCCGATTCTGCTTCGGCTGCCGCTGGCGTCTCCGCCTGCGCTGCCTGTTGTTCCTGGTCGCCAGCGTCGCGCTTGTAGCGCGCCATTGCCAGCGAGCGCGCGGCTTCGGAAACGCTCAGTTCGCCCGATCCGCCTGCGGTATGAGTCCACGCGACTTCGCTCCCTGCCTCTGGCGAAGCAGGCTGCATCTGTCCGTCCATGTGTTGTCCCTTAGATTATGCCGAACCGCTTGCGGCGCTCTTGCTCTTGCGTGAGCGCGTGCAGTTCAGCGTCGGCAATGCGACCATTCGCAATGACCGACTGTAGATGCTCTCTCAGCTTTCCAATGACATTGACCGCAAGGTAGAGCTTCTCACGGGCGTTCTGGTCTTCCGGCCTCGTTGCTCGCCACGCCGCGATATAGGCGGCTTCGAGCGCGTCAAAGCCCTCTTTCAGCAGTGGATCGTCAACGAGCGCCTGCGCCCTGACAGCGCGATTGCGCGCGTCAAGCAGCCTGTCGTCGCTCATCCAGCATTCCTTTTAGCGCGTCGCGGACGCGGAGGACGGGCGTCTCCCAATAGTCTTGCGTCGCTTGTCGGATGACGCGGGCGGAGTCGTACCAGACCGTTCGCTCGGTGGCGCGATTCCATCGCCAGTCCGAGGCGCAGGTCGTGAGGATATAGACTGGCTTGCCCAGAGCGCCGGCCAGGTGAGCGCAAGCAGTGTCAACTGACACCACCACGTCAAGGGATTGAATGACGCGAGCGGTTGCGCGCCAGTCGCTGCAAAACGGTTCGAGATTGGCGACGAAGCCATCGTATCCAAGTTCAGTGACCTCCAAAGCAGGCGGCCCGGCCTGCAACGAATGAAACGCAACGCCCGGCAAGTCGAACAGCGGCGCATAGCTTGCGAACGGCATCGACCGATGCACGTCCATGCCGTAAGCCGGGTTACCGCGCCACACGAGGCCGACATTCAGCTTGCCCCGCTTGGGCAGCTTGAGAGGTTCAGCCGCAAAATACGGCTTGCCGCTTACGTCTGCATAGGTGACGCCGGTGCGCCACGGCACAGACCATGACCCGACGACATAATCCGCGTCGAACTCTGACAGCGGGACAATGCCATCAACCTCGATATTGTCGGCAACAAGATCGAGCAGGTTCGGCACCGGCCCGCATAGCTTAATGCTAGCCGGCTTCAATTTGCGCAGGCGTGGAATGAAGCGGCAAACCTGAATGAAGTCGCCCGATCCTTCCTCGTGATAGACGACCAGATGCTTGCCGGTCAGGTCTTCACCGTCCCAATGCACGGCGTTGTCCGGCAGCTTCTGCTGGTTCACCAGCCGCGAGCCATTCTTCGCAAAGCGCGCCCTGGCGCTTTCCTTGCGCGCCTCGAACAGCCTCAGTCCTTCGTACAGATCGCCGCCGGCCAGCAGCGCAAGCGCCTTGTCCTTCAATATCGAAGGATCGGGCTTAAGATCGTAAGCGCGCTGATAGTAGTCAGCCGCGCGCGTGTTGTCGTTCAGCGTGCGGTAGGCAATGCCGATGTGATGAAGAACAACCGGCATCCATTCCGCATCGGCTTTGTCAACACATGCCTTGTAGAGCCTCAGAGCCTTTTCAAAGTGCCCGTTGCGATGGAGCGCGGAGGCATAGTTAAACATCGTGTTAATCTCGCCCGGCGCAAGATCGTAAGCGCGCTTGGCGAGCGGCAGATAATGCTTGGCGTATTCTTTCTTCTCGCTGAGGACGCTGAACTGATTGACGATGGATTCGGGGTCGTCAGGATTGCGCAACAGATCGTTCGCGTAGGCGCGATATTTCTCAGCGTCGCTCACGCAGCCTCCCGCTCGACTGAGATATTCGCCATCGTCGGGTCGGCCTCGTGGATCGCCAGCATGTTCATCCCGTGCGGGATAATCCGATAGCCCTCATTGCGCAGGGCTTCCGCAATCAGCTCGCGATCCGACTTGATGACCTCGACAAACAGGATAGGCTTGCAGCGCGCAATGGTATCTTTCGCGCCAGCCAGCGCCTCAATCTCCATTCCTTCGATGTCGATTTTCAGCAGGTCCAGCCTCTGCAACTCTAGTGAATCGATGGTGATGGACTCGACTGTCGCAGTAGGCGATCCATAGTCCACAGGCTGGCCAATAAACTCTCCGCCTGCTCGCGGACGCAGCTCGAAGCTTCCGAAGCTGGACTGTCTTGTATAATCAGGTTCGGGGAAGCTGATGGTTCCGGCCTCGGCTCCAATCGCTGCCCAAATTGCTCTAGCGTTGAAGCAGTTCTGAAGCACCAGGTTGCCAGCCAGTGCGTAATAGATGCGCTCCTGAGCCTCGACCGCAATGACATTGCCCCAACCTTTCATCAGGCGTGCCCATTCGACCGAATGCACTCCGATATTAGCGCCGCAGTCGAGCGCCACAACGCCATCGCCATGATGCTCGCGGCGGACAATGAGAAGGTTCTTGAGCATGTCAACGTCGCGCGGATCGTAAGCGCCGTTTTCCATCAACTGAGCGCCAACGCCATAGAACGCGCCGTTGAACGAATGGTTGTAGTCGAGCCGGTTGACAAGCATCGGGCC